ATCCTGAAAAAACTCCTGGGCAACTTCGCCAAAACGACGAAGGACTATCACCGGTATAAGTTCGCGCTGATGATTGACGAGTCCTTCCAGATGGCGAAACGTACAAAAGATGCCAAGGCAATGGCCAAGCGAACTATTACGCCAAATATACGCAGCTGGACAAGGAGGACGAGGTCGACCGGGGCTATGACCAAATCGTGATGCAGCCCTTCGAGCCGACCGATGACCCGACCGTGCTGGGACTGAAGGCCATCCCGAATCTGCGTGAGAAAATCGCACGTAAAATCAAGCAGTATTGGAGTGAGGATATCGAGGAAGTCTCCTTCGAAGACACGGAGTTTGACGAGGATAAGATATTCAACACCAGTATGATAAAGACAAATGATTAACTTGTACTTCAATGAAGAAATACTTCAATGACCCGCAGCAGGAAATCATGTTCACGGGGGCAAAGGATAATGTGATTGTCGGGGGGCGAGGCATCGGCAAGGGTCTGATCCATGCGGCATGGAACCTCCGGAACTTCCAGCGGATGCCGGGGTCGTGCTCCGGTATCGTGGGCGTGAACGGCAAGAGAGTGCTCACCAACACGCTGCCTTCCATGCTCATCCATTGGGAGTCCTGGGGATATAAGCGCGACGTACATTGGTGCATCGGTCGGAGACCGCCGGAGTCATGGGGCTGGGGCAGGCCTATCTTCGAACCGCAGAGTTACGATAATGTGTTGTCGTTCTATAACGGAAGCATCGGTTACATCATCTCGCAAGACCGAGCCGGCACTTCCAACTCACAGTCCTACGATGCCATCACCATCGACGAGGCGAAGTTCATTGATTTCGACCAGTTGAAGAACGAGACACTGCAGGCGAACCGAGGTAACAAGATGTACTTCGGCAAGCACTTCTTCCATCACGGCATGTTGGTCACATCGGATATGCCGGTAACTAAAAAAGGTAGTTGGTTCATGAACTACGAAAAAAACTGTGACCCAGAACTCATCGAGACGATCCAGGGCATGGTGTTCGAGTGCTGGAAAATCAAGAAAAGAATCCGTGAGGACCTTGCCGCCGGCGTGAAACCTCCGGAATATCTGCGTGCCCACCTGCGAACATTGAACCGTGACCTGTGCAGGCTGCGGTCCGTGGCCCTGCTTTACAGAGAGTACTCTTCCATCTGGAACATGCAGGTGTTGGGCGAGAAATGGGTGAACGACATGAAGCGCGACCTGCCGCCGCTGACCTTTATGACTTCCATCTTGTGCAAGCGTATCGGCATCGTAAAAGACGGTTTCTATTCCTCACTGACTCCGGCGCATAAATACCATGCCGTGAACTACAGTTACATCGACAACCTGGAGTACCAGTTTGACAAGTTGAAAACGCCGTGTTCGCTGGCGGATGCCGACGTGGAGACGGAGCTGCCCATCTGCGTGGCCTTCGATGCGAACGCTAACATCAACTGGCTCGTGGCCGGTCAACCGCACGATAAGAAACTCCGTGTACTGAAATCTTTTTACGTGAAGTACGAGCGCAAGCTGCCGGAACTCGTGGATGACTTCTGCGAGTATTACCGGCATCATCACCATAAATCCGTCGTGTTCTATTACGACCATACCTTCCTCAATGGCAACTACGCGGTGAACGACCAGGACTTCGCTTGGGTCATCGAACATCAGTTCGTCAAGAACGGATGGCAGGTGGACCGGGTGTATATCGGTCAGACCATGCGGCCGATGGAACGCTATCTCTTGATCAACCGTATGTTGGAGGGGCGCACGAATCTGCGTCCGGTATTCAACGAGACTAATAACGAGGACCTTCTCATCTCCATCCAGACAGCGGGAGTGTATAACGGAGCCAAGGACAAGCGGGGAGAGAAACTGGCCGAGACGGAAGAGGATAAGCTGGAGAACAGAACCGACGGTTCAGATGCCTTCGATACCTTGTGTGTGGGCTGCGAAAAGTTCCCCAAGGTCTTCAACTCTATGTTCGTCACTTCGTCATGGTGACTATTGTACCCGAAAAGCCAATATTGGGTACATAACTACAGAGGATTGTACCCGGTCCTGCGGGGTGTGGTCGGGCGCAGCGCCGCCAGGAGCAGCCCGGAGGCTCCCTACGGGAACTTCTCCGACCTACCCCTGGTGACTGCTGCGCCCGCCCGCACTAAATAGGTAGGGGCTGAAGCCCGATTCGTTTTTGCGTTCCTTCAACCACGCAGGGGTTTTGCGGCAAACCGCAAGCCATCCGGCATCAAACAAACAATAGTTCAGACTGTGTCCGCGGTATGGCCCCCGAGCCCAGGCGGGGCGCAAGCGCCTGTTCCGCCCGACCTCGTGACCCATACCGCCCATCCGGAATCAAACAAACAATAGTTCAGACTGTGTCCGCGGTATGGCCCCCGAGCCCAGGCGGGGCGCAAGCGCCTGTTCCGCCCGACCTCGTGACCCATACCGCCCATCCGGAATCAAACAAACAATACTTCGTGGAATTGGACCCGGTCCTGTGGTGCGTCTGAGTACCGCTTCCGGCTTCCGAGGCTGGCAAGGAATCCGCCCTTCGGGCACCTTACCAGTCTCGGAAACCAAAAGCCGAACTCAGCCGCAGTACAATAAGGTATGTCAGGCTTCGCCCGACCGAATTGTTTTGCGTTCCATCAACCACGCAGGGGGCGGCAAGCCGCAGACCTTGCGATTGACCGTGCGGGTGAGAGTAAGTAATTACTTCCATGCGCGCGGGCATTGCGTGTGACCGCCCGCCTCGCCTCGGGGCGGTGGTGGGGCGGTCGGGGTCGGTCATCGGGGCGGTCGGGGTGCATATAGAGCGAAAAATGTTAACAAATGGTGGCGGTAAGCTTAGGGCGGTGGGGGCTCGCTTCGCTCAGTTCCGCACTCCGTGCGGGGCAAGTCTTGTTTGAAGTCCTGTTTATCAATATGTTGGTTGAATGAGGTCCGCACAAGTCCTGATTTATGCGGTATTAGAGGGCATTTAGAGGCTGGTAATCGGCTTGTTTCGGGGCGTTTATGGAAGAGGCCTGGAATGGTTTCAGGGTCGCTTAGAAAGCAAAGAAGAAGAGATGAGAATATGTTGTAAAACATATATAATAGTTGCGAAAAATTTTGCCATGTAATAAATATTTTGTATCTTTATAGTACAGAAAGGCAGTGATAGTGTCACTTCCTGAATATTGTAAGTCAAACTAAATTTAAAATGTCATGAAAGAAATTAATTCCGATTTTCGCGCGCAGTGGGTGAAGCCAATGGTTTCACTGTATGATTATCTGCCCACCAAGTATGAAGCAAGCCCGAGAGAATGGGCTATCCGTGACCTGATTTGGGACTTTAAGGACGGCAAGCGCAGCAAGGAAGTGGCGCTGAAAGTGGCGGAAGCCATCCGCAACCACTTCGGCAGTTTTTCAGATACGTTGACTCTTGCGTGCATTCCGGCACACGACGCAGACGTGAACGCCGAGAGATACGAAGAGTTTAGCAAGGAACTGTGCAGACTCACCGGCATGAGCAACGGCTTCAGTCATATCCACGTGGAAGGTACGAGATACGCAATCCACGAGGACCACGAGAAGGGCAGCGAGAAAGACTTCGAGCAGGTCTATGTGGTGGACTTCGATAAAGAATGGTTCAACGGTAGACGGGTACTCATATTCGATGACATCCTGACCAAGGGCGTGAGCTATGCAAGATTCGCTTGCGTAATGGAGAGCTTCGGCAGTGAAGTGGTAGGCGGTTATTTCTTAGGTAGAACTTTAATGAACTGAGCTATGGAAGACATGAGACTGGTAAGCGAAAGCGAATTGATATACAATGTATCTGCAAAGGCAGACATGCACTTTGAAGAGGGCGACAGACTGAGTGACTTCCTTGAGACACTGACGCCCAGCCGCCGCAAGATAGCCAAATCGGCTATCGAACTGTATAAGCGAGAGAGGGCACGCAAGCAGGTAGTGAAGGTCGTGAGAGACAGCATGGCACTGTATGAACTCATGTGCAGCGCAATGGCCGAACTCCCCAACGAGGAGTTTTGGGTCGTCTACCTGAACCAAGGGGCGAGGGTGATTGGGCGTGAGCGTATCAGTGTCGGGGGCATCAGCGGCACAGTGGTGGACGTGCGGTGTGTGCTTCGTGGGGCACTGATGAAACGTGCGGTATGCATCGCAGTGTGTCACAACCATCCCAGCGGGCAGGCGAGACCCAGCATGGAGGATGACGCACTGACAAGAAGATTGTTCATTGCAGCCAAGACAATGGACATCCGCCTGATAGACCATGTGATTGTGACGGACGGTAACTATTACAGCTATGCAGATGAAGGCAGGATGAGCTTCTGAGAGGCTATAGGAGCGAAAGTAGGCACCCCATGCGGAATGGGGCGCCGAAACCTCGCTTCGCTCGGTTTCGGGGTTTTGGAAGGGCTGCGCCCTGGATTTGTTTTTGCGTTCCTTGAACCACGCAGGGGTTTCACGGCAAGCCGCGAGCCATCCGGTTTGGTCTTTTTCAGTGGGGAGGGGTTTGATTACCTTTGCTGAAACAAAACGAATTACCTATGATTGTAATTACCAAAGATGTGAAGGATTACATGTTCTCGTCGGCTCTCGATACCTTCGAGTTCACTTCCAACCAGGAGTCCGTGGCCGTGACGATTGAATGCGGCGACGTTTCTGTGCTGGAGGAATCGTATGTGCCGGACAGCGACGGGAGGGTGATCCTCTTCGACCTGCAACGACTGTTGGAACCCTACCTCTCGGAGAACCTGGTGGAGGACTTCAAAATCACCCTCGATGACGGGGCGTCTGAGAAGACAGTGCGCAGTTTCAAGGTGCAATACTGTGCGGCCGAGACATGGCTCGATGCCGAAGATTTCTTGAAATACAACTTCCTCACAACCTTACAAGGCAACAAGAGAACGGCCATCGGGTATCGGGAGTTCCTTCATTTCTGCCTGAGCGAAGCCAGTGAAATGGATGTGTATGCGCTCTATTACGACGCCAGTAGTATGGATAGCTTCGAAAAAGAGTTGGACCCGAAGACGTTTACTACCACAGGGCAGGTATTGACGGTGGACGTATCGCCGGCTCAATACCAGCTGGACGGTTATGTATTGGTGCAATACCGTGTGGTCGTGGGCGACAGATGCCAGACTTTCGTGGTCATGGAGAATGCGCCGGACGCTGCGCCCGCCCTGGTCTTCACCAATTCTTTCGGGTGCCAGGAGACAATCTATTGCACGGGCACACACGCGCTCGAGCCGGAGCACACCCGTACGACGGGTTATCTGAGCGGCATGTTCCGCAGCTATGAGATTGAGGAGAACAAGGTCTTCAAGGCGAACACCGGCACATTGTCTCACGAAATGGCGAACTGGGCGGATGATCTGTTGCGCAGCAAGGAGATTTATCTGCTGGATGGCGAGACAATCGGCAAGGAGGTCACCATCACCGAAAGCGAGAACAAGCGAAACAACGACGATGACAACCTTCCGGCATACACTTTCAGTTATCGGTACGCGCAGCGCAACCATAATATCCTGAGTGAGGCCAAGGCCGGCCGTATCTTCGACAACACCTTTGATTATACGTTCGGATGAATACAAAGGTAATACACCGGAAGGATGCCTTGCGAATGCTTGAATCGGGTGAGCCTTGCACGCTGCGGCTCTGGAAAATGAGCACGGGGGATATCCTGGAGTACAAAGGGGCACGCTGCGTAGGTTCCCACTGGAGGGGCGGCACGCACTCGGTCCGGTTGCCGATGAGCGGCTTGATCCGGACATTCCGAGACGTGGCCTTGTTTGAAATAAACGGTTTTAAGATTTATATGTGATGGAAAAGGAACTTAATTATATGCCCACAGAGATTTTCAATGTGGAGGGGTCGCGCTTTATGGCGGCCATGGAAACGGTCTCGGACTCGGCGGATGTGTTCGATGAGGATAGCGAGGATTATACCTCTCTCCCCATTCCGGGCACGGATTTCCGCTATATAGCCTGGGGAGCGGATGACCAACTGCCTTATCATATCTTGCGGATGATAGGGAGCGATGAAGTGATGAGCCAGAACAAACTGTTCAATGTGCTGACCTGTTACGGGGCAGGCATGAAGTATGTCGATATGGAGACGGGGTCTCCGACCCGGGACAAGGAGATTCGCCGTTGGCAGATGCGCAATGCGCTGCCTTCTTTCTTCCTGGAGCAGGCGACCGACATGAAGTATTATTTCTTCTGTGTGTCGGTGGTCATCCTCTCGAGAGACGGGTCAAAAATCACTTCCTTGCGGCACAAGGATGCGTGCTATTGCCGGTTCGAGCAAGCGGATAAGGGCAAGGTCAAGCACGTGTTCTACGGCAATTTCCGCAAATCGTCTCTCAATAAGGACAACGTGGAGGTCATCCGCCTGTTGGACGAGCATGATCCGATGGGTGAGCTGAATATCCTGATGGGCCGTGAACCGGGTCCGGACGGCAAGACGTACATGCGCACCAAAGAGCGTAAGTTTGCCATCCTGGTGAAATTCCCGACTCCGGGCAACAGATATTACCCAATTCCGAATTATACGGCCATCTTCCGCGGCGATTGGTATGACATCAAACGACTGGTCGGAAAGGGCAAGAAAGCGAAGCTGCGCAACCATGCATCCGTGAAATACCAGGTGGAAATCCACAAGGACTTCTGGCAGAACTTGCTGGCCGAGGAGCGCATCACGGACCCGGTTTTGCAGAAGGAGCGTATCAAGCGGGAGAAGGAGAACATCAAGAACTTTGTGGCGGGTATCGAGAATTCGGGCAAGGTCTGGATTACGGGATATTACCTGGATCCGAACGGCAAGGAGAACCGCATGGTGCGCATCAACGTGATCGACGCATCCAAAGAGGGCGGCGATTGGTCCGAGGATATTCAGGAAGCGGCCAACATCACGTGTTACGGCGACAATATCCACCCGAACTTGGTGGGGGCTACGCCCGGCAAGTCGACGAACAATAACTCCGGCTCGGACAAACGCGAGCTCTTTACCTTGAAACAGGCTATAGAGGTGTCATTCCACGACTTGATGGCTACGCCGCACAATGTGGTGATTGAGTTCAACGGATGGGCGGAGAGAATCATTCCGGACGTGCAGATGATCTTGCTCACGACTTTGGACCAGCATACCGATGCGAAAAAGATTAGTTCCAACTCAGAGACAGTGAATAATGATTGATATTGATAAGGATAGGTTTGAAAGTGTTGTCAATGCCGCGGCCAGTGCCAGCGTGCAGGTGTTTGACAGCATGCAAGACGCGCTCGAGAAAGCGCAACAACGAGTGTATTATGATGTAGCCCCGAAGGCAATCATCGAGGCAGGCTCGGAGGATCTTCAAAATGAAGTGGCCCGATATGTCTGCCTCGATGCCTTCTATAACGCCATCCCGCAGTTGGACCTTGTGCTTACGCCCACCGGTTTCGGCGTGGTCAGCAACCAGAATGTGGCTCCCGCTTCACGGGACCGGGTGTCGGCACTCCAGGAGTGCATCCGTGACTCCCGAGACGACGCGCTGGATGTCATCATCTTTCTCTTGCGGGGCAATGAGGACTGGGCGCAGACGGTCAGGGCTTCCATCCTGGTTCCGTCCGTCATGTACGCGGCCACACAACTGCAGGAATTTGCGGGCATCAGTGGGCATCGCACGGAACTTAACGCGCAGCGTCCCCGTATCTTCGAGGCGGAACAGCGCATCAAGGTGGTGTGCTCCTCCGAACTCTTCGAACAGTTGTTGGACCATATCCGCAGGGATACGGCGAGCAAGTACGAGAGGTATTTGATAGGCGCGATGAGAGAGGCCATCGGTTATTATTTGAACAATATATGGGTGGGATTCAACCGGCAGTTGGAATACATCAGCAACCTCCTCGAGGACAACCTGACGGAATTCCCGAAGTACGCGGAATCCAAGGCCTATAAGGTGAAACATTTTGAGGGTTATGAAAACAAGAAAGAGGACTCGACTTACTTTTTCGGATAAGAAACTGGATTTTTCCATTCCTCTTTCCTGGGATGAACTGAGCCAGGAGGAATTGAGGTATATCACCCGGATTATGAACTTGTTCACGCCGGAGGGGTCCCAGTTGGTCGCCTTCAGGCGGCTGACCGGGATGCACTTCCGGTTTAAGGATAAAGAGGGCAACTGGCATTGTTCCACCAAAATCGGCAGGCAGCGGATTAATTTCATGCTGAACGAAGAAGAGGTGAACTATGGAGTAGGCCTGTTGAAATGGATGCGGGAGCCTGGGCAGATACCTGTCCGGCTCGATGAAATCGGCCGTTTTCAAGCCGTGGACGCAATGCTGCACGATGTTCCGTTCGCCGATTATCTGGCGTGCGAGAATTTGTACCAGGGGTTCGCGATGACGCACAAAACGGAATACATCAATCAGATGGCCGCTATCCTGTATAGGGATAAGAAGGACCGCCATGCCGAGGGCATTCAATGCTCAGAGGGGGAGATACTGGCCGTGTTTCTCTGGTATGCGGCATGCAAGAATCTGTTCGCCCGACAATTCCCGCACTTGTTCCGCGCTCCGGCCGAGGACGAGGATATGGGCGAAATGTCCGGTCAGACGGACCGCATGAACGCAATGATACGTGCCCTCACGGGTGGGGACATCACAAAGGAGAACCAGGTGTTGGAAATGGATTGCTGGCGCGCGCTCACCGAATTGAACGAGAAGGCGCGCGAGGCTCACGAATTTAAAAAGAAATATGCGAAATAAAGAGGATATTACATTGTTTGATGCCGTCGGCTATTTCAAGGAGTTGTGTTCGCTCAACCGATTGGCAGGCGAGAAAGGTTTTTACCCGTGTGTCTGCAGCGGCATAGATTCCTTGGAAGAGGTCCTGGAGAACTTCAAAAGGCAGCAGAACTTCCTGGCCGTGGATGATACCAACGACGGGGTCACGGTACGGTTGAGCGGCGGTTTCTTCAAAAAGCGCACCTACACCGTCTTCCTGCTCCATCGGTATGAGTTCGGCAACATGAAGGACCGCGAGGAGGCGCTTTCTGTGTGCCGCGAACTGTTCCGGCAGATTCATTCCCGCTTGCTGGTGGACTGCGAACGCTATGGCTCCAACCTTATATATATGAACGTGGATAACGTGTTCTCCCGCGAGCTGGGGCAGTACTTCTTGAACGGATGCACGGGTCTCTACTTCATGTTCGATGTAAGCGAGCCGTTGGACTTAATCTACGACAAGGATGAGTGGAAGGACTAAGGTTGGCCGTCCCTGGATCTCTGAAGAGGACCGCCAGAAATACATCAAGGCATGGGAAGAGGTCATGATCAAGATTTGGCAGGAGAAAATCGTGCGACTTCGGGTCATCGACACACGGGCTCTCCATAACCAAATCCAGGGTTCGGTCACAGGCTCGGGCATGGACTTCTCGGTCATCGTCCACAAGTTCTTGTTGTACGGTTTGTATCAGGATAGCGGCACGGGCCGCGGGTACGCTAAGGGCAACGGGGGCAACCTGGATTTCCTCGATCCGTTGAAACGCACCGGCAACCGCAAGCGCAAGCAGGAGTCGGGCAAGGTCACGTCCGGAGAGCCGCGCCAGCGCAGGCAGTGGTTCAGCAAGGCATACTACCGCAGCCGCATGGTCCTGAAAGAACAGATGGCCTACATGTACGGTGAGGAGTTCGTCGGTATCCTGACGGAGGCTCTCGAGAAGCCCGGCCGCACAAGGCGCATTTAGTGTCTTTTCTCGGTCAAAGATAGCAGTATATATTTGAAATAAAAAAAGAAATGGCCGACATTCGAGAATCACTGATCAAACAAGCTTCCATAATTCGGGATGAGCGCAACGCAGGGGCTAACACGGCGGATCGTGTCGGGTCCCTGCTTGTGGCCATCTGCCAGGCTCTCACCGGCCTGGACATAGAGGAACTAGCTAAAACATTCCTTCGCAAGGATAAAGAGGACCAAACATCTCATCTCATAACCTTCTTGGCAGGAATCGCATTTGGTGAGAAAGGAATGGGAGTGAAAGTCGACGGCAAGGGCAAGGCGAATGCCCAGTTCGACAGTGTGGCATCCGAAGTGTTCTCTCAGGTCTTGCAGGTCGTATCAAAAAACTATTCAGACGGGGACTTGGGCACAGGTTTCGCACTGACTCAAGATGCAGATACCGGCTGCAGCTCGTTAGTGATAGACAGACTTACAGTCCGCAAAATAGCCCAATTCATCGAACTCCAAATCAAAAAACTGAGCTATGTCGGTGGAGAGATAATTGTATCACCGGCATCCATGACGTGCTGCAAGGTTGAAGAACTCGATAACGCTTATCGTTGCTATATGAAAAACGAGGATGAAAGCCAACGCATCAAACAGGAGTTCAAGGCTGGGGACCAGGCACGGTGTCAGACGTTCAATCTCGTGGAGATGGACGGCATGAAGAGCAATACGTATTATTGGAGATTGGTCACTGAAATAGGTGACGATTATATAGATCTTTCCAAGGAGGACTGCGATGATGGCAGCACAATCCCGACCGCAGATGATTTTATCTGTCAACTGGGCAATAGGGATGATGCATCAAGGCAGCATGCAATTATTATTTCTTCAGTGGGCGAGGATGCGCCCAGCATCAAACAATATTCCGGAATAGACTCTTATAGCCTGATTGGTAAGGAATGTACGGTTTTGTCTCCTTCCGGCAATAAACTGGTGGGTGATTTTTACTCGTCGTCCTCTGAAACGAAAACGATCACAGAGATTGTGGACGAGGTCTCGGAGAATGTGTCCAATATGGCAAGCGTCAATGCTTCCAACAGAGATGATATTGAAAAATTAGGGGCTAATGTAGAGGACTTGATGAATCAGTCGGACCAGGAAATGTGTGTCTGGTTCTATGAGGGTGAGCCGTCCATGGAGAATGCTCCGGCGGTGGAATGGACAGATATCAGCGTTATTGAATCGCATGACCAGGATATCTTCTATTCAACCGATGAAGGCAGGGCATGGCGGTTTGAAGTCGGGGATGGGGCAGCGGTATGGAATGAGATAACCGATAAACAAACTCTGAAGGCTCTCGAAAAAGCGGCTGCGGCTCAGGATGCAGCGGATAGCGCAGTGGCTAAAACCGAAGAGAATACAACATCAATCAACCGGAATACGGAGCGGATTGAATTGTTAGCGAAGAATGTGGTGACTACAGAGGCTACAGAAATAGAGACTTCGTCCGGCATTGTGACTACTTCTTCCTTCAACGGATTGTTTTCCCAGAAAAAAGAAAACGGTGAAGTGGTGGCCAGAGCGGATATATTCACAGAAATTACCGAAGACGGCCTGTCAAAGTCGGTTATCAACAGTGATCTGATTAACCTGAAAGGCAAGGTTACATTGAACGATATCACGGATGATAAAGGCAATACGGTCATAGAAGGTGGCAAAATCAAAACGGATCTGCTGGATGTGGATACGATTATGGGTGAAACGGGCGTTTTTTCCGGTTCGATGGTGACCCAATTGGTTAGCTTGGTGGATTCCGATGCCGAGGTAATCTTGACTGAAGACAATTACTTGAAATGCAAGCTGCAGAAAAACCTGAATATCCTGACCGGCGATTCGGATGATGAGATTTACAATTACGATATTATATTGCCGAGTACGGGCGAAGAATATATCGGAGCTCATGTTTATGTGGTGAACAAGTGGACTCCGCCTTATACAAGGGTCGTGGGTGGTCAGAGGTACACCTCTTTAGCGACGGAGGACCACGAGTATTTTATAGGGATTAGTCAGCAGGGTGATACCATAGTGGACGAAGAGCCTTGCAATAAAATGTCGTTTATGAATGGCATAGTGGAACTGATTGGAGTGAAGGGTAAGTCGGTGTATAAAATGGGCGTTCTGGAAATCCAATATGTGAGATGGTGTGTGGTGGGTGTACAATGTTCGGTGGTCACCAACTTGATGTTATCTGATTGAGTATGGCGCACATCCGGTTTAAACTGAAAAGGACATCCGACAGGGATGGCAAAACACGGTACGCTCGGATATCACACATCGAGAGCGACATGCCGCCAGACACCACCAACGAAGTGTTGTATATCATGCATGCACTGACCAGTGTCAACCGAATACAAATCAATGAATATTTCACGCTTAACACAAGTCTCTTGAACGGGGATGATTACTTAGAATGATGGGAACAATAGATAAATTGAATCAGATATATAAGGCCGGTAATACGCTGAAGGCTGAAGAACTGAACGGAATGGTGGACAAGATCAATGAATTGGTGGAGAACCAGCTGGCAGTCGGTAGCGAAAAGGGTATGGCCTATGACGGCGCGGCAGGTGCGTCATTGGAAGAATTGGTGAGGGAATTGGTAAGCGGTTCCGGTACCATGTATTCTGTCTATGTCCGTAATAACCTGGACTCGCTGAGTTTTGCGGCTCAGTATAACGCTCAGTGTATAATTGATTTCACATTTGTATCCCAGTACAGAGATGATATATCCGAACCATACAAGAACACCGGCGAATTGGGTATGTGTACTGTTATGGTGAAAAATACCAAGTATACGGATTTTACCGTGGTCAGCCAAACCGAAATCTCATCGGGCATGTCGGTTAAGATGGACATATCGGAATGGCTGTCATCCGGATCTAACAGCGTCAAGATAACGATCAAGGGTGAGAACACAGATAACGAGACATCACCGCTGACGTATACGGTACAATTGACATCATTGGGCGTGTCTGCACCTAACTTCGCTTGGTGGAACGCTTACAGCGATGACTTCACCATCCCGATGATGATTTCGGGTAACATATCCAAAGTGCTGCATGTAGAAATATCGGGTGAGGGCTATAACATTTCATACGAGAAATCGCTGGGCCTGTCGGTGTACACAGATACGCCTTATTTATATACGGTCGAGCATCCGGGCAAAACGGGTGTTTATAATGTGAAGTTCTGGTTGTCGAATCAGGATAATACAATCGTGACTTCCACAATCAGCATAAACTTTATGTGCATATCGTCAGCAGGTGAGGAAGTCATCCTGGTATGTGTGAATAATGTGGCGGACCAGCTAACCAATTGGCAGGATAACAATGTATTTGATTATGCAATCTACAATGGACAGTCAACGACCGGTGAACTGGATATCTTGGTGAAAAAAGGAGATACGACCATCTATCAGCAAGAATATTCGGCTGCGGCTACGGGCACGAAAACAACTTTCGTCTATCCGATGGAAGTGGATACGGATGATGACAATGATTTCTCCGTATCGATTGAAGCAACATCGGACGGGGCGCAGATGATTACTCCGATTGAATTGCAGGTGAACAATTCGCTGGGCTTCTCGGCAACATCGGGAGCGGCATTTTACATGAATCCACGTACACGCACGAACGCGCAAGCGAATTACAAATCTATCGTGAATGAGGTGGATTCAAGTTTGGTTGCAGCTAAATGGCAGAATTTTAACTTTGGCAACGATGGCTGGGTAGAGGATTCCGATGGTGTGAAGTCATTGCGCGTGATGGCAAAGTCCTTGCTTACGATTGATTACACTCCATTTGCCGAAGAATGTGCGCGATTGGGCAAGACTATCGAAATAGACTTCAAGGTGGACAACGCAGCGGACCCGAGCCAAGATATTATCAAGATTTGCAGTCAGGTGAACGGGTACCGCGTGGGATTGGCGATGTCAGGCGAGAACGTATCCTTTAATTCATTGTCCCGTCAGGATTCGACTACGCAAGATGTGCCGTTGGATAATGGGGTACGTATCAGATTAACGGTCGTTGTGATGCCTGATGCGTATGGCAATTCAGGTTTCAACCTCGTTTGTATCTACATTAACGGGCGCAAGAATCGTCAGTTTGCCTATGAATCGAACGACTATTTTAAGCAGGACGGAAAGATAGTTTTCGGTAATGATGTAGCCAATTTATACGTGTACGGAATGCGAATCTACAACAAAGCATTAACGTCCGATGCGGTTCAGAAGAACTACATTAACCAGCTTGTTTCCGCAGACGATAAGACAGCCGAGAGCAATGCAAATGATGTCCTCGATGCCGAAGGCTCAAACATTGATTTTGAGAACACGAAGAACTTGTATAATGTGTTCGTCTGCGATACCGTCTTCCCTTCGTTCACGAATCCCGCTGGGGTCAAATGTAATATGTGGGTCTACTTCAAGGACCGACCGCATGATAACTTCTCGTTGACGAACTTGCTGATGGAGGGTCAGGGTACTTCATCTAAAAAATACTACGAATGGAATGAGCGTTGGAAATTCGGTTCTAACAAGGATTCGTCAGGCACGAAGATTCCGACCATTGCGACCTATGCAGACGGGACCACGGATAAGAACAAGGTTTTTTTCGCCACGGGTGTACCCAAGTCAGGAAGATTGACCGCAAAGAAGAACTGGGCCAGCTCCATGCAGGACCACAAGGCTGGATGCGTGGCGGCATATACCGATTTATTTCGCGAAATGGGGCTATCTAACGAAGCGATGAGCGAAGATTCGGATATTCGTATTTCCGTGTACCAAGAGCCGTTTATCGGCTTTTCCAAGGTCGTTAACGAAGAGGGCAAGGACGTTTACACTTGCATGGGTGAATTTACGTTGGGTCCTGATAAGGGCGATTCGCTTTGCTTTGGCTACGATACCACGAAATACCCGAATCTTATCAGTGTCGAGGGTTCGGATAACGCTCCCCTCGGTGCGCTTTTCCGCGTTCCGTGGAATCCGAACAATCGTTATTGGGCTTATAATGCCGATGAAGAAGCGTTCCAATACAACGAAACGAATTGCTGGGATTTCGATGCAGGCGCGACCGCGGACGGAGAACCGAAGTCGGCAGCACTTTGGATTAAAGCGTATAACGCGGTTTATGTATGTTCGAATCGTATCAAGCCATTCAACGGCACGCTGACGGAACTCAATGCGCAGGCAAGCGACCTTCGAGGCTCGGGGTACGAGTATTGGATAGCGAAGTCAGGCGATGAGAATCAGTATAATTTGTACTACTACGAAACCGCGGACGGTTGTTTTAAGCCTTCCGATATTGGCGAGGGAACAATCAACCTGAAAAAGCAGTTATCGGCATATCTTTCGGATAACCTTTCCGCGTTCTCGGCTGATGAACTGAATACGATGTTTATTAACGCGCGTGCGCAGATGTTCCGAGATACCATCCCGTCCGTGTTCTCGATTGATGATGCGGTTTTCCATTATTGTTTCACGGAATGGATTGCAGGTACCGACAACAGAGCGAAGAATACCTACCCGTACAACTTCGGTACGGATGGCGCGTTGTGGCGATGGAGGCAAGACGACTTGGATACCATATTCCCGATTGATAATCAGGGGCAGGACCGCAAGCCGTACTACGTGGAAATGCACGATTACTACGACAACGGACAGCCGATGTGGAACGGGGAAACCTCGGTATTTTGGAACTTGCTTGAAAATGCGTTCAGCGATGAAATCAAGGCAGGTATGAAGAATATGTTGTCCGCGATGGAATCTCTATCGGGTATGAAGTCAGGAACCCCGTATGACAAGGTTTACGCGTTCTACACAAAGTATTTCGTGGACGTCAAGGAATACTTCCCAGCGACATTGATTAATGCCGATGCAAAGCGTTATGAAATAGCGAAACTTGCGTATAACTCGGGTGAATACACGAACGATACCGACCCTATCACGCAGTCGCATGGTGACTTCTATTCCGCAGAGACAGCGTGGGTAAAGAAGCGAATCATGTACATTATGAGCAAGTACAGCTACGGACTTTTCTCGGCTGATGGCACAGATACAATTATCGTCCGTGCGGCAGGCGATTTGATTCAGTACGACATTACACCAGCGTTCACCATGTACCCAGCGATTGCAAATGGTACATCTATCGTGCGAGGCGAGCGTACCAATGCAGGCGATACGTTGCGCATGACGATTGACCTTGGCGGCTCAGCCGACCAGCAGAATATCATCGAGGGCGCATCTTGGTTGCTCTCGATTGGCGATTGGCATAACAAGAACGTGTCGGGCACAATGGTAGTTCGAGGCAAGCGATTAACCGAATTGTTATTGGGTAGCAAGACCGAAACACCGATTATCAGCATTACGGGATTGACAATTTCCGATTGCGGCTCATTGCAAAAGTTGTTGTTATCGAATATCAGCACGTTGCAAGGTACGCTCGATGTGTCGGCTTGTCAGAACTTGTTGCAGGTATATGCCGATGGTACGGGCATATCACAGATAAAGCTCCCATCGGGTGGCGGCTTGCAATATATCGAATATCCTGAGGCGAACAAATACCTTACGTTGCAGAACTTCGCGGTACTCGAAGCGGATAACGTGATTATCGATTCTTGCGCGAAGAACATTTCGGACTTCTTCGTGGTTGATTGCGAAAAGTTGAACCCCGTGGACTTGCTGGCTACGATATTCAACGCACAAGCCAACCAATCGGAACATACATTGAAGCGCGTTAGAGCGGTCGGATTCGATGTGTATTACGAAGGCAATGAGGGCACAGACAAACTCGATATGCTGGCGAATTTGGCGGATGGCACGTATGAGGGTCTGAATTCAGAAGGATATTCGGGCGATGATGAGTTGCCCGTGCTGGATGGCAAAATTACGCTCAATGCAAATGCCTACGAAGATACGGTTACTGCGTTGCAGGCAAAATTCAGCCGACTCGAACTTGTTATCAGCGGTGAATGGTATATCCGATTCGCGGATAGTGTTGTGGGAGGTATTGTCATATCTAATTGGGGTGACGGAACGGGCATCACGAGAGCGATGGCTGCGAAGGTCACTTCGCTTAATTCGAAATTCAAAGGTAATACGAATATCAAGTATTTCGATGAATTGAAGTACTTTACGAATATGGTGAAAATCGCATCGGATGAATTCAATGGATGTTCATCGCTTGAAACGATTGACCTTACGAATATTACGACATTAGGTGCAGCGGTGTTCTTCAATTGCACAAGCCTTCTCGAAGCCTATCTGCCCAATTTGTCTGAATCAAGTAACTCGGTTTTCTACGGATGTTCATCCCTGAAAATCGTGCGCGACCTTGGTTCAATAAAGGTCCTTTCGCGCGGTTATTGGAGTTCGAAATATTGGGGATATTTCCAAAATTGCACTTCACTTGAAGAAGTGTATCTGCCCGAAACGATTGTGGAACTCGAGAGAGCAGCGTTCTATGATTGCAAGATGCTTACCAAGATTCACAATACAGAATATATACAGAAGGTCGGTCAGAGTGCATTCGTCGAAGTGGCGATGGATGCGTATAGTAAAGATGGCAGTGTAATACCGAAATTGGACTTATCGAATTGCACAACTCTTGACGCGAGCAGTCCTTTCGATGGGGCATATATTGATTATGTATATCTTCCGAAACTCGTATCGTTGACGGGCGGATATTTCAATAACAATATATATTGTAATGGGTCATTTTCAGGCTACCGAGGTTATACAATGCACGTCCGCAAAGTCTATCTTCGCGATGTAACGGAAATCGGAGCAGGTACATTTGCAAATAACAACGCATTAAAGGTATTGATTATTGACAACATCAATCCTCCGACACTTGCAAGTATGTCCTTCGGCTATTCTCCAATCCCGAATATCTATGTACCCGATGGCTACGAGCCGAGCTATAAGACAGCGGACGGATGGTCAAGTTATGCCGATTACATTCACCCGTTGAGTGAGTTGGACGAAGAGTATTAATGTCTTTTATGATTCGAGAAAGGGGATATAACTTTGAATAAAAAAGAGATGCGCACAAACGTTAAAGAAAACATTCAGGTGTATACGGCCATCGCGATGCTCGCCAGCGGGGTGGCTCTCTCGGTGGCGGGATTCTGCGTCGACCCGACCGGTGAGATACACGACAGCGTATTGTGGTACTTCGCCCAGACGCTAATTTACGCCGGGTCCATCTTCGGCATCAGCATCTACGCGAACGCCCGTGTGAACAACATTTTGGACAAATTGACAAAGACAAAAAATGAAAGCAACAAAGAATAGCGTCCCCCGCGGGCTACGCAATAACAACCCCGGCAACATCCGCCACAGCAATCAGTCCTGGGTGGGCATGGCCGACAAGCAGACGGACAAAGAGTTCGTCACCTTCCGGACAATGGCCTATGGCTACCGTGCGCTCATCAAGACGTTGCGCACCTACCGCATCCTGCACGGCTGCACGAACGTCAAGCAGATGATCACCCGTTGGGCCCCGCCCACGGAGAATGACACCGCAGCCTACATCCGTGCCGTCTGCCTCGACATGCAGGTGCCGGAGAGCTATCCGGTGAGCGAGAACGACCGCGCCGCACTCGTGCAACTTGCAGCTGCAATCAGCCACCACGAGAACGGCATCGAAGCGGTCATCCAGGATGTGGAAGAAGGATACGAACTGATATGAAAGCCAAGTGTCTCATTTTTCTCGTTATATTAACCACGTATGTATTCGGTTTCATGACCGGGTCTCACGTGACTGCGCGCAAGCGACAGACGGAGACCCGGTGTGATACCGTATTCGCAATGGTACACGACACCGTGACGCGACCGGTCACCCGCCGGATCATCCGTTATGAGTCGGTCCCTGCCGACACGGTGCGCGACACCGTCTATCTACCCATCGAGCAGGTGGAGTACCAGACCCCCGACTACCATGCCTGGGTGAGCGGATATTCCGCCAGTCTGGACAGCATCACCATCCGCCAGCAAATCATCACACGCACAGTCACCAAAAATCACCGCTGGGGAGCGGGCATAGCCGCCGGATATGGCGTAAGCGGCCCATACTTGGGCATCGGCATCCACTACAATATTATTGGATGGTAGCACATAAAATTATTTACTTTTTCTTGTTTTTATTGGATGGATATCTTATATTTGCAGCGTAACCAATAAAATTAAGGACTATGTATTCAATAATTTTTATGATAATCATGATATTCTTAGGCGTAACAAGAAAAGCCCCAGGTAGAAGTGGAAGTTATTACAGACGCAGGAGAAAAAGAAGATGGTTCTAAGCGATGTCTTTTAAAGGCTTTTCTATAGTTGCTATTTTTGATTAAAACGATTTAGAATGGCAACAATAGAAGAAGCACAAGTAAAGGTCACCATGAATGGTGAACAGGCCCATCGGACGCTCCAGGAGTTAACGACAAAGGCCAACTTACTAAAGGCGGAGCTGGACAAAACCAGTGATGCCACTAAAGCAGCGGCACTCAATAAGGAGTTAAAAGAAACTGAGGCACAAATAAAGGATATAACCACGACTATGCGCAACATGAATTACATGCTTGCCAATATAGAGTCATACACACCTAAAGAACTTCAGAAAGCGCTGCGCGACATAAACAAAGAACTTAATTCCGGTAGAATAATAAGAGGTTCCGATGAATGGAACAAATACGCCGAGGCCGCCGCAAGGGTTAAGGGCGAGTTAGAGGCGATAAAAGAGGAGATGAAGATGCCTGAGCAGGGTGTTATTGGCAATATCGCGGATTGGGTGGATAAGTTTTGGGCTACATGGTCGGTATTTGGTGATATCTCGAGTGCCGTCAATTTCTTCATCAGCAACAACGTCAAAGCATACGCCTCGATGGAAGAGGCGATGGCCCAAGTCACCAAATACACAGGCATGACCACCGAACAGGTGAAAGACCTGAACGAAGCTTTCAAGGCTATGGACACCCGTACATCAAGAGAGCAGCTCAACGCACTGGCAGGCGATGCCGGACGACTGGGCATCCAAACCAAAGAGGCCGTGCTGGAATTCGTCGACGCGGCAGACAAAATCAATGTTTCATTGGGTGATGAACTCGG